TAGATGACAGAGATCGAGATAAGATGGATCAAGACTTATTAATTAAAGCAGCAGAAATACTAGGTAAATACGGTACTGCTGTTGATACTGCAAATATTAAGAAGGCACAAGATGAGGCAAGATACCCTGATACTCCACCATCACAAGCAGTTAGTGGGGGTAGATTTTAGTGTCTAACCAACTTTCAATTGTAGAAAAATCTGCTAAGATGAAAACATTACAGGCTGATGACACGTTTCAATTAGCCATAAAAGAAATTACTGAGCAGCAAGTTGCTGTTTTTGTAGATGCTGATTCTAGTACAGAACAGCGTGAGAAAGCACACGATATGATATGTGCGCTTAGAAAGATTGATGATTATTTCGACTCCGTAAAAACGGATGAGGTAATGTACAATCGTAAACTAACCAAAGGAGAATCAGCACCGTGAGTGAAGCGACTGAAAATCAAATGGATGGCACTATAGAAAGTGCTATATCGAGCGTAATAGCTCCTGAAATGTCAATTGAAGATACTATTGAAGAAGAAACTCAGGAAACAGAAGAAATTTCTGCTGAGTCTGAGGTAGAAGAAGAAATTGATACTGAAGAAGATGTAACTGAAGATGAAGAGGAAGAAGTTGAAGCCTCCGACTCGGATGAGGATTACGAAGACCAAGTAGAGGATGCTCGTTCTGAAGAGCCTCAAAAGTATTCTGTCAAGGTAGATGGACAGGAGACTGAGGTATCCTTAGAGGACTTAAAGCAAGGCTATAGTGGGCAGAAGTATGTCCAAAAAGGTATGCAAGAGACAGCAGACATGAAGAAAGAAGTGACTACTGTTTACGAAGCATTAAACAATGAACGAAAAGTAATAGCAGAGCTATACCAATCAATACAGCAAGGTGGTATTGCAACTCAACCTGAAAAACCTACTAAAGAACTGTTCGATGCTGATCCAATAGGATATATGCAAAAGAACATTGCTTATGAAGAGGACATGGGTAAGTACAATCAGCAGATGGCACAAATTCAACAAGTCTCACAACAAAGTGGTGTGGCTTCAGAAAATGCACAGAAGGCTTATTTACAAGAGCAAATGCAAATACTACAAAAAGATATTCCTGATTTTGCAGATGAAAAAAAATCTCAAATTCTTAGGGAAAAATTGGTCAATACAGGAACAACTCATTATGGTTATACCAATGATGAAATTTCTCAAATAACTGATGCAAGAGCCATTAAGGTTTTGCATGATGCTCAAAAGTATCAGGATATTATTTCAGGCAAGTCAAAGGCTAAAGTTAAAACTCAGTCTGCGAACTCTGTTATAAAGCCCGGTGCTAAAAAAGTATCTACTCCAAAAGCTAAAGTTCGTTCACGCCAAATGGCAAAACTCAAGGGTTCAGGTGACATGAAAGATGCACTTGAGCTAATACTTAATACATAATGGAGAAATATTATGGCACAGCCAAGTAATACGTTCGACAGCTATGACGTTAAGGGTATCCGTGAAGACTTATCAAATGTTATATATGATGTAAGTCCTGAAGAAACTCCTTTCTACTCATCGCTACAAAAAACAAAAGCAAGTAACACTTACCATGAGTGGCAGACAGATGCGCTACGTGCATCAGCAGCTAACGCTCATATTGAGGGTGATGCAACTACTGCGGAAGCAAGAACTGCAACTACTCGTTTAGGTAACTACACGCAAATCTTTAAGAACGCTGTAGTAATTCCTGATACAGACGAAGGACTAGATAAAGCTGGTCGTGCGGCTGAGATGGCATACCAAGTGCTTAAAATTGCTAAAGAGCAAAAGCTAGACATTGAGAAGGCTTTGTTTGCTAACAATAAGTATGAAGCTGGTTCAGCTTCTGCAGCACGTGAACTAGCTGGTCTAGGCGCATACATGAAAACTAATGTAACAAACATTGGTGGATCAGGTGGTGCTAACCCAACTGGCACAGTTCCGGGTAACACAGCAAGAACTAACGGTACTCAGACAGCGTTTACTCAAGCTGACTTTGATGCTGCAATGCAGTCTATTTGGACTAACGGTGGTAAGGCTTCTTCAGTTTACTTGTCTGCTTTCCAAATGAACATCGCTCTAGGCTTCACAGGTAATAACAACCAAAGATCAACTGTTAAATCAGAAAGTCAAAAAGTTGTTAAGCACATGGATGTATACGTTACTCCGTGGGGAACTGTTGAGTTTATCCCATCTCGTGAGAACCAATCACGTGATGTTTGGATTATCCAAGACGATATGTTCTGTGCAGCTGTTCTTAGACCTACTAAGAATACTGAACTTGCTAAGACTGGTGATAACACAACACGTCAGGTTCTAACTGAATTAACTCTTGTTTCTAAAAATGAGAAGGCTTCAGGATTAGTGGCTGATTGTTCTACTTCATAATATTGAGGTAAACTAATGGTGTGGGGAGTCCTCCTTAACTTCCCACACTTTTATAGGAGATAAGGATGCAAATTAAAGAACAAGTACATTTTGATAAAAAAGAGAATAAAATCATAGTCGCAAAGACTTTTGATAATCAAGGTGTCTTAGATCGTGCTGAAGACTTACGAAAGGGTAAGCATGGCATGACAGGTGAGAATCGTCTTGTTGGTACTATACCAATGCACGTTATTACACAATGGTGTAAAGATGCTGGAATAAGATGGGATGACTTAGAGGCTCGTAAAGAAATTGTCAGAAAAAAAATTCTTAGTGGAGATTTTGACAAATTACGAGTATGGAAAGGAACTTTTTAATTTAACGGAGTAAACGCATGGCAGATTCAAATACAACTACGTTCTCCCTTGTAAAGCCTGAAGTGGGGGCTAGTGAAAGTTCATGGGGTACTAAGATCAACACCAATCTAGATTCAATAGATAATCTCCTAGATGGAACAACATTAGTAAAACCAAATTTAACTGTTGGACAATGGAAGATTTCAGGAACAGCAGTTACTTCTACAGCAGCAGAAATTAATGCTTTAGATGGTATTACGTCTACGGTTGCAGAATTAAACATATTACATGGCGTTACAGCAACAACTGCTGAACTTAACAAAATAGATGGAGTTACAGCAACAACTGCTGAACTAAATTATATAGATGGCGTTACCTCTTTAATACAAACACAACTTAATACTAAATCTACTATTGCTAGTCCTACGTTTACAGGTACAGCAGCAGCACCTACTGCATCAAGTGGAACTAATACAACACAACTTGCTACAACTGCTTTTGTTCAAACCGCTACGCCTTTTGCATCACAAAACGTTAAAGGTATGGTGAAAGCGTATATAGCAAATGGAAATCTATACATAACTACTTCATAATGGGATTAATAGTAAACGGAACAGACATAGCAGAAACTAAAGAAGTTTTTTTTAATGGTACGTCTGTAGATAAAGTTTTTTTTAATGGTGCTGAAGTGTGGACAGAAGGTCTACCTGATGCCACTTTTCAAGATGTTCGTCAACATTGTATAGATCATTTTTTGTATGTTAAATATGATGGTGCTGGTAAAATAGAAATTGCTGGCGCACAACCAAATGGCGCTGTTCATTCAGGTCGTGGAGATTGTGGAAATTTTGCTCAAGGCTACTACACAGCAGTTAATCAAAGCGTTACTGGATACACAAATATTAGGATACAGGTAACTGGACAAACTACTGGAGGTGGCGGTGGCAGTTTTGATACAACTATCCCAGTCGGAAACAGTTTCGGCAACACGGTGGTAACGGTGTATACTCATGGTGGCGCACAAACACCATCAATTACAACAAATGTAACATTAACGGACTAATACTATGGCAGATACTACTACAACTACTTTTTCAATTGTAAAGCCTGAAGTTAATGCTTCAGATGATACTTGGGGAACGAAATTAAACGCTGGTCTAGATAAAATTGATGATTTACTAGATGGTACTACAGCAATAAAGCCTAATTTAACTGCTAGTCAATGGAAGATTGGTGGTACTGCGATAACAACAGATGCTGCTGAATTAAATAGATTAGATGGTGTCACTTCAGGTGTACAAGCTCAATTAGATGCTCCAGTTGCTAAAGGTGATGGCAGTTCACAAGATGGTTTTATACAGCTAAACTGTTCACAGAACTCACACGGAATTAAGTTAAAGAGTCCACCACATTCTGCAAATGCTAGTTATACATTAACATTTCCGAATGATGATGGTGATGCTAACCAATATTTACAGACTAATGGATCAGGTGTTTTAGATTGGGCTGGTGTAGATGCGTTGCCTTCACAGACAAACAATAGTGGGAAATTCTTAACTAGTAATGGTAGTGCAGCTTCTTGGGCAGTCTTAGACACAGATGCAAATTCCACAACTAAAGGTTTATACGAGATGGCTAATGTTATCTCAGCCAACTACGTTATTGGAAACAACAACAACGCAATGTCAGCCGGGCCGATAACAATTAATTCAAACATCTCAGTTACGATTCCTTCGGGATCAACTTGGGTAATCGCATAGGAGATATTTATGTCAAAAGTAAAAATAACTGGTAACGCGTCTGGCAGTGCGGTTTACACGCTGACAACTGGCACAGGATCTACAGATCGTGTAATCACACTTCCTGATTCTACAGCTACACTCTCTACATTTAATCCAGATGGTGCTGTAGTAATTAATGAAAGCGGAGCAGATGTAGACTTTAGAGTAGAGTCTGATACTGACACTCACTCATTATTTGTTGATGGTGCTAGTGGTACTGTAGGTATTGGAGTTATTCCAGAGCATTTTTATTCCACTATTAAACCGTTGCGAGTAGGTGATACAGGAGCATTATTTAATCGTAATGATAATAATGTTTTATATCTAACGCAAAATATGTACATTGAATCATCTAATTCTGCTAATCCTACATATATTGAAAATGATGAAGCCAGTTGGTATTTAATGGCAGCAGGCGCACATAAATTTTATACTGCAGCTGCTGGTACAGGCACAATTTCTGGTACTAAGGTTCTTGAGATTACAGCAGATGGCAGAGGCTTATCACAGTTTACTGCAAAGGCTTGGATTAATTATGATGGAGTATCTCCAGCCATAAATGATTCTCATAATGTTTCTAGTGTTACTGATGTTGCTGTTGGAAAATATCAATTAAATTTTGCTAATGCTATGGGTAATACTAATTATGCTGCCACGCACGGAGTTGAAGATGGTGGTGGATTTAATGATGGAAGATTTATAAATCACGAAAACGGTGAGGCAAGAACAACAACAGCTTATGGACTACATTGTTTAAAAGATTCACACAGCTCAGTAGTGCTAGACGATCCATCTGGATTAAGTGTAATAATATTTGGAGATTAATATGAAGATTATATACAACACAACAGACAACACACTAGCACAACTAACGCCATCTCCTAAATTTTTAGCACAGCTAACAGGAACACTAGAAGAAAAGCTAATACACATAGCCAACAAAGACTTACCTACTGGAACTAAGTACGAGATTACAGATGCAGACTTATCCGATAGAGCATTCAGAGATGCTTGGGAATATGTAGCTGGTGCTAGTGAGCAGACTTCAGCAGACTTGAGTTTGGATGACCAACTAAAGTATAACCACATTACACAGGAGGTCTACGATGCCAGTTAGTATCAACATAACCAAAGCTAAAGTTATCACTAAGGACAGACTTAGGGCTGACAGAACACCTCTACTTGCAGCACAAGACATTCTCTTTATGAAGGCACAGGAAGCTGGCTCTTCTACAACAGATATTGTTACAGAAAAGCAGAGGCTTAGAGACATAACTAATCAAGTAGATAGTATGTCCACAACTGATGCTTTGAAAGCAGCTACAGTAACCGCATAGGAGTAACGAATGGCAATAGTAATTAATGGAAGTGGCACAGTAACAGGACTAGCAGTCGGTGGACTTCCTGACGATACAGTCGATGAAGGCTCTTTAGCTAACTCAATCAACACAAGCATAGGAGCAAAACTCCCGTTAGCTGGTGGTACTATGACAGGTCATACGCTGCATGGTGACAACATAAATTCAAAATATGGTGTTGGTGATGATTTACAAATTTATCACAATGGTTCAAATTCTTATATAAACAACACAACAGGTTCTTTGTATATAAGAGATTCTGCTGGTGATATTTACATTCAAGCTAAAAATAACGAACATAGTATTGTTGCTAACAATGATGGTTCAGTAGACATTTACTACGACAATGCTAAGAAATTTGCAACAACTGCTACTGGTGTTACGGTAACTGGTGCTATAGGTGGTGCTACTAATCTTGGTAAAGTGTTACAAGTTGTTTTTGCTACTACATATACTCAAGCCAGTTCAGGCGGTGGCTATGCAGATACAGGTTTAAGTGCAGCTATAACACCATCAAGTACATCAAGTAATGTTTTGGTAATTGTCAGTCAACCTATGACTTGGAGTACAGGTACATCTACTGTTAGGTATAGCGAGATAGGACTTTTTAGAGGTACTACTCAAATTGCACAAGCAAGACAAAATTGGAATATTTATAAAGGTTCAGCTACTCTGACTAACTTTGTATATTCAATTAATGATTTAGATAATCCAGCAACAACATCCGCTACAACTTATAAAACACGATTTATGGTTAACGCTGGTACTTCTGATATTTATGCACAATATGGTAACGATAGTAATTCACAAATGATTTTAATGGAGATAGCAGGATGATAGATGCACCAATTAAAAAGATTGCAGCGATAAAATTACTTTATCCAAATTACAATAATAGTGTTGGAGATACATATTTTGATACTTCTGGTAATGAAATTACTATTAATACAGATAATGTAGATGCAAAAATTGCAGAAATTAATTCAGATTATTCAGCACTTCGCAAAGCTAAATACGACCTACTCAATCAAGACGAGATGCGGTATGACGATTTAGTTAACAATACAACAACGTGGCGTGATGGCATAGCAGCTATCAAAGTAGCCCATCCGAAACCATAAAGGAGTAATTTATCTCAACTATAAAGTCAAGCTCAGAAAATTTAATTTTGGACGCAGATGGTGCTAACAACGACATAATCTTCCAAAGCAATGGCTCAACCAAAGCCACGCTAGACCAAGCTGGGTTATTGACAACTGCTGCTGTTAATGTTACTGGAACAGTAGACAATACTATTTCGGGTACTTTAGTTGTAAAAGGTGGACTTAGTGCAAATCAAACTAGTGCTTTGACATTATTCCAACAGAATAGCACTCATAGTACAATTAAAGCGTTTGGTGCTAATGGTTCAACAACAGGGGTTCTTAACATTTATTGTGCTGCAAGTGATGGCTCACCTGATACATTAGTTACTTCAGTAACAGCAAATGGACTTACATTCAACGGTGACACAGCAGCAGCCAATGCCATTTCAGATTATGAGGAAGGTACTTGTACCATTCAGTATTCAGATGGTTCTACCGCAGTTGGTTCTGCAAATACTTCTAAATATACAAAAGTTGGAAGACAAGTTACAGTTACTGGATACATTAATGTTGTTAATATTGATGCGCTTACTAATTCTGCAGCTATTCTGTTAGCAGGATTTCCATTTGCTGCTACTGGTGACGCTACTTTTTCTTTTTTTAGTCGTTTTCTAAATACACCAGATAATACCATTAATATAGTAGGTTATTTGCCTAATAATAACACTGCTGCTAATTTGTATGCAATGGTAGACAATGCTGCTTATCAGTCAATAACATGTGGAAATGTAGGTAATAGTAATGATTTATATTTTGCAGTAACTTACACAGCATCTTAATTATTCTAAGTGGATTCTTAGAACAGACATTTAACAATAGGAGAATGCAATGGCATTAACAAAAGAAACAGTAGTAGATAAGATAGAAGTTCTTGAAAAAGGACACGTACAAGTAAGAACAGCAACAAGAGTTATGGAAGATGGCGTAGAACTTAGCTCATCATTTCATAGACACGTTGTAGCACCACAAGTAAGAAGTGGTTACGTAGAAGGCTCAAGTGCTGGAACGTGGGCAGCTACAGATGTAACAGGTGAAGATGCTAGAGTAGCAGCAATATGCACAGCCTCGTGGACAGCAGAAGTAATAGCAGCATACAAGGCTTCGGTTATAGCTAACGACTAATGACTCCTAGGCTGCGTAACAATTTAATAGATAACAACTAATGAGTGAAAAAATAAGGAAAAAAAGTTATAACGCAATAGCATTTGGCATAGTAATGTGTTTTCTTATATTGTTTTTCTCTGCTATAGTACAAGCAGCCGATCCAATTGTGACTGATGCAACTACGAAGGTGACAACTACTACTGATGCGGTTACGACAGTAAGAACGAACCCACCATCTGCAATCTCGCCATCTATGTCTACAAGTAATTCAGACCTATGTATAGTTCCTATATCCGCTGCAGTACAAACGCAATTGTTTGGACTTAGCTTCGGATCAACTCAAAATTTTTCTACGACATGCCAACGCTTAAAGCTCTCAAAGTTGCTTTTTGATCTAGGCATGAAAGTTGCAAGTGTATCTATTCTCTGCCAAGACGAAAGGGTGTTTCGTGCAATGGCTTCATCAGGAACATTTTGCCCGGCTTCGGGAGGCTTAATAGGATTAGAAGCTAAACAGTTTTGGGATGACAATCCTAAGTTAGTGCCAAAAACTGAACCTAAAAAACTAAACAGGGAGGGTTGGATTGAAAAAGGTATTAACAGTCTTGTTGCTATTCTTCTTGTCGGTCTTATCGCTAGGTAGTTACTCAGACGAAACTAAAACCTACTACCCTATAATCGATGATGGTTATAAGCAAGTTGATCTTGACTTTGCTTTCCCTTTATATTCTGAGAGTTTTACCTCTGCGTTTCATTTTGCCAATGGCGTAATTGGATTTATTAACCCAGCAAACATACAAGGCGCTGGGTACGTGTATGATGGATTATGCTGTAATGGATTCGACTTAGCTAATACCGCAAACAACTACGGTGCTTACCAAGGGGTTAGGTTCGATTACTTGATCTCTGTGTTTAATACTGATCTATACGACATGGGCGTTGGTAAGTTTGCTTCTCAAGGTAATGCAGAATACCAATCGTTCTTTTGGGAAGAAGTGCCTGAGTACAGCGTAGCTACTAGGTTAAACACATTTTCTGCAACCATCTATCCGCTAGGTAACTTAGCATTTAATTACCAACAACTTGATATACAAAACCACGATGTATCTATTTTTGTCTCAGGTGACATATCAGCCAATGAATATGAAATGTTTTTCTTTAATGATGTGTCTGTTGATGGCGGTATCTTTTGGACTGCTGGGGATGACACGCCTACAGCTATTGAGAGTGGTCAAAGCATATGTTCAACCATAGCTGATGCCTCGTTAACCTGTCTATGGCAACCATCTACTTATGCAGAAACTGTTTTTAACAATGGATGTACTGCTTCTGCCTTGTATTCTAGTGCCTGTACTGGTTATGATGGGGCTTATTTTACTCAGCAATGTGGATTAGATGGATTGTACGATACTGGCTGTGACTTATATCAAGAAGCCTACATCGATGATCAATGCGAAACTGATCCAACGTATTCAATTACCTGTGACAACTATTACGTTTACTACAGTCCTATTGAAGAAGAAGATTACGAAGATTTTAGCTTTACGGTAGAAGAAGAATTTGGAGGTCTTGAAGAAACTTATGCAGTTATACCAGTTTATGAGCCTGAAATTCCTCAACAAGAGCCTGAAATACTTGAAATGAGCTACGAAATGACTACGACTGATACCTATGCTCCAATAATTATGGAGGATTACCAAGCAACTATGCCTTCGTTTAATGATATAGTAATAGCTGAAGTTGAAGCAGAACTAGAAACTTTTTTCATAGAAATGGAAATGAGTGAGCCGATACCTGAGATGGTAATGATGGATGAATTGCCTGAAATTGAAATGATGGATGAACCTATAGAGGAGATAATTAATGTTGATGCCGAAGAAACGCAAGAAGAGAACACCATACCCACGGACACCAGCGAGGAAAGGGTACTAGAAAGTGAACCGAATGAACTCGAAGAACCTGAAACGCAAGAGGAAGATACGAGGGCTGAGAATGAGGAAATTATTGAGGAAAGTGAATCAGAAATTGTTGAGGAGGAAATAGATGACGAGCCAATCGAGGATGAACCAATCGAGGATGAGCCAGTTGAGGATGAGGCAATTGAAGACGAACCGAGAGGAGAAGATGAGGCAACAGAAGAAGATGAGCCGAGTGAAGAAGAGCTTGATGAAGTTGAAGAGTCTGATAATGAAGAGGTAGAAGAAACTCCTGAAAA